GACGAGTTTGCAGATTACATCACAGCAAAGTCAGAACAGGTCGAAAAAGAGCTGAGAAAAAGGTGGAGCTGATGGATAAGGAACAACTTGCTATCGCACGGTTGCAGGACGCTGCACGGCTGTCTGAGCATCGGTACAAGAAACCGCTCATGGTCACATACTCTGGCGGCAAGGATTCACAAGTGCTTGTGGCTCTGGCTGAACGTGCAGGAATCAACTTCGAGGTGGTCAACAGCCATACTACAGCAGATGCACCGGAGACGGTCTATTTCATCCGTGAGCAGTTCAAAGCGATGGAAGAGCGTGGAATAAAATGCTCCATCGTCATGCCCCGCTACAAGGACAAGCCCGTGTCCATGTGGACGCTGATTCCAATGATAAAAGCCCCCCCCCAACAAGAAATAGGCGATATTGCTGCTCTATCTTAAAAGAATCTCCAACGATGAGCGGGTGCTTTATCGCAACTGGAGTTCGCTGGGCTGAATCTGTTAGGAGAAACAATACTCGTGGGATTATGGAAATCAGCCATAGAAACAAAGAAAAGCGCATTATCCTTACGAGCGACAATGACGAGAAGAGGCAGTTGTTTGAGACTTGCAACCTCAAGGGCAAAATGACCGTCAATCCGATTGTGGACTGGTCAAATGCAGATGTTTGGGGTTACATTCACTCTGAGTCGCTTCCGATAAATCCGCTATATCAATGTGGTTTTGAACGTGTTGGATGTGTTGGATGCCCTCTTGGGGGATATAAACATCAATGTAGGGATTTTGCACGATATCCAAAATTCAAAAAAGCGTACATTATGGCATTCCAGAGAATGCTTGACATCAGGCAAAGACTCCAAGCGCCAAACGATATTGCTGAATGGAAAACAGGAGAAGATGTTTTTCACTGGCGGACGGAAGACGGTGTTCTTCCCGGTCAGTTAAGCATGGACGATTTGATGGAGGATAACAATGTTTGAATTTGTAACTTGCTGGCTGGTCTGCCTAGTCCTGCTGGCGGTGGTAGTTCAGTCCGAACGGACAATCAAGGACATGGCAGACAACCTATTTGAAGAACGTCAAGCAATGCTCGTCTGGCTGTTCGTCAACGTGTGTCTGGTCGCTTGTACGGCTGTTGTGATGGGGTTGAAATGATGAAAATTTGTGATATTGAGAGAAAAGAAATTAATTTTGGGTGTCTGGAATATGGAGATGTGTTTGAGCTGAATGGCGAAATTTCCATGAAAGCCAGCGTGGAACTTTCGGTAAGCAAGTTGTCTGGCGGTATCAACCTGAAAAGCGGAGAGTTTTTGCAGATAGGTGAGCTTGTCTCTGTCAAGATGGTAAACGCTCATCTCCAGTTGGAGGGCTAAGAAAAATCATGTACAACGGACTTTATGACATTGAAAAGAGCATGAAAAGAAGCCGTAGAAAGTTTGCGATTCTGCAAGGCGTTGTAATCGCTTTTATTGCAGTCGTGGCGGTTTCGTCTATCGTACTTTCCATCTTTATGTATAAGGGCTTGTTTTCCGCAAACATCCCCGAATGGATGAAGTGGGCGTTTGTATTTCTTGGGAGGTAAAAATGGAAATTCGTGGAGAGCATGGCAAACAGAGAGTTCGTTTTGATTCGCTCA